ATACCCTTCATGGTCGTTCACGTTTGAAAATGACGAACAAGACCTCAACGATTGCATTGGCGCACCGGAAGCGGATGCAACAGAGCAACTCATCACAGAGCGCGGTAGCCGATACGGTAAATTCAAAGATGGCGCTGAAATTATGCAGGAACTGAAAGATGTGATGCGCGAGGTGGACGGCTGGCACAATCTGACACCAAGCCAACGCGAGGCACTCGACATGATTCAGCACAAGATTGGGCGCATCCTGAATGGCAACCCGACATATGATGACAGCTGGAAAGATATTGCTGGCTATGCGACGTTAATTGTTAATGAACTGAATGGAGAGATTAAATAATGGCATTCTGCGACATCACCATCGCGCAACGAAACGCGAACTATACCAACATTGCTGACACATACGCACAACTGGTATCACTGAACAGCGACGGCGGTGCAGTACTGAAAATCGGCACGGAAACAGCGCAATTCATCGTGCAGAACCTGTCACAGGCGAACGCAAAACAGGTGCTGATTAGCACTGGCAGCGTGCTGTTTTTGGCTGGTAATTACAATGCGCCGAATCTTGAGTGTTCATTGGTTCGCATTGTGGAGGAATAAAATGAAAATCGAAAAACTATCACCAGCCAGCATGTTGATTAGCGATGTTGGCAGTGACGTAGTATTTAAGCGTAATGATCACCATTATCTGGTGGCTCCTGATATTACGATTGAATCTGGAGGAGTGAAATTCCGAATCCCGGCAAAAGCTATAGACCTTGAGATGGTTAGTTGCACTGGTTTATCTGGGGCTCTGGCGTTCACTGCTGTTGATGGCTACAACGTTCGAGTTGAGCATCATGCTGATGGCAATATGGCTAAATTCACATCAAAAGTAGAGAGGGAGTTCAAGCAAATAGAGGAGCCCACTGATGAACCAACAGCATTGCCAGCCGAGTGAGCCACCAAAACCATCTGCATGGTGTGAACAAATGGAGCGCAATGCGAAAGATGGTGATGAGGCGTATGCTTATTTTCAGCTGAAGCAAATGTGGAAGCAGAGAGAAAACTCAGAGCAAGTTAATTAAACACAAGCCCCATTACGGGGCTTTTTTATTGCGTAACGAATTGTATTGCGCCTCACATGTCAATCCTGCTTCTCTTGCTCTGTCAGCGTAATCTGCCAGCTGTCGATTTCTTTCGACAGATTCCGAGAGCAGCTGGGCAAGCAAAACTCCGGTTTCTGCGGCTGGATTGCCAATGGACTCAGCGGTGGAATATCCGACGAGCTGCTTGCGGATGTTTGCGAGTTGTTGCTGCAACCTGCCAGACTTAGCAGCAGCATTAACAGCATCATTGCGCGCAGCGTCAACCCTTTGCCGTGCTTCGACCTGAATCTTTTGCAGTTCTGCATTGCGTCGTTGCTCCTCTTTCTTGTTGGCGGCATTTTGCTCGGCTACGGCTTTTGCGTACCCAGCAGCATATTGCTGCTCACCATAACTTGATACTTTATTTGCTACCCATAACGCGCAGATGGCGACAATTATAATAATTGCCAGCGGTCGCCAGTATTTAATGAGAATTGCCATCATCGCGCAGCCTCCGGTTTTCTTTCCGCATCACGTTCATCTTGCCGAGGATGCCAGCCAGCATGATGGAGTAGCTCACCGCCTTCACTGCAAATGGCGGCAGCGCAGATTTCAGGTCGTCCGGCATCATGGCCCATACGTAAAGCATGGACTCAGGCCATATCTGCAATAGCGAGCAGAATGAAATCCACAGGCCAAGCAGCCAGTTACTTAGCTTTTTCATGCGACAGTCCCGCCAGCGTCCTTGTATACCTGAATTAACTTATCCAGTTTCTGCTCGTGCTGACCATATCCAGCGCCAGGCAGCGAAGCCCAGCGGGAGCGGCATTTATGGATGGCATCAGCAATGCGCCCGGCCTCAATATCTGCGGTTGCTTTGCATTCACGGATTAGCTGCATCGCAATCGCATCTTGTGAAGCAGGCGAAAAGTCAGGCAGGCGGAGCTGTTTCTTGTATGCATCGTAAAACTTAGCCAGCACCTGATAGCGTCCGGCGGCAGTGGATTTGATGCCCAGTTTAGGCAGGCTAATCAGCTTGCGCGGATGGTCGGAGTAGTCAGTAAATAGCGAGCCACCAACAATCACATCGTAGCCATGATTATTGGTCTTCTGTCGCCCGTTATCCGTTCCCTCGCTATACGCCAGCATATCCAGAAACGCCTTCATGTTTTTGCTAATAGCCATACCAGTAAACCTCTTTTTCAGCTTTGCGTTTTGCCTTGTCGTCAGTCTTCTCGCCCCACACAATAAAGTGCGCAACAGCACATGAGAAGCAGCGGAGATTGTGTTTCTTCAGAAGTGTTGATTTGCGGAAGGTGTCAATGCCAATGTCGGTGGCGAGGCTTGTCAGTGCGTCGAACTGATTCTGTGTTGTCTCGGTAGTGATGTAAGGCGATATATCTACGGCATCGGTGATTTCAAGTATCTCCATGCCGCGTTGCGATAGTTTCATTCTGCCTCCTGTTCAAATAATAATTAATTCTATCACAATGGTATTGACGTAGATTGAGTGGTGATGCATAGTATCTACATCAAATGATGAGTGAGGTGATGAAGATGAAAATTAACAATAGAGAAGAGTTAATTAAACTACTGGAGTTAGCGAAAGAAAAAGGAGCATTGAAGTCAATTGATGATTTGAGCTTGCGCGATATACGCATAGAGACGCCTGATGGGGCAAGATTTCGTATTGAATGGTATTGCAATCTATGCACACTGAAGAACGCTGGCTTTTCAATGTGGTTTGACTGCATTGAATTTACGCAAACTCACCCATGCTTCTTGAATGAGATCAGGTTGTCACATCAAGGGGTGGTAACTGGCGTTATCGGTAAGCCACTCGACCATTTAACAAAGTCATTCGAGGTGTAATCATGGTAATGGTCAAATTCAAAGAAAATGGACGCCGCGGAGTGTTCGGCCTTGAGCAGATCAAAATCCGTCCGTGCGGTAAAGTGGTTGCACCATTTGGTCTGGTGCAGATGCGCGAAGTTGAGATTGTTGAATATATTAAGTGAGGTTAGAAATGACAAAACGCGAATTACATCAATTATTTAACAAATGGCTTGATTCTGTTGGTTTTGGCGACATGACTGATAGAGAGAAGGACTTGCTTTGGTTTGGGTTTTCTGTTGGATATTGCCACGACAATAACAAGACAATGCTATCAGCACTACAGCAACTACTGGAAATCTACGACGACCACTCCGGCAAAGTCTGGACAACATCAAGTAAGCGACGCGCTCTGGATAATGCGCGTGCGGCAGTTAATAAGGCATTAGGAGAAACAAAATGAAACTTATCGACCTGTTAGTTCAAGAATTACCTAAGCGTGGCGGGTGGCCTGATGGTGCTGTAAAAATACATCAAGACTACGACGGTGAAACTTGGGCGTGGTTAGATCATGATAGCTCAGAACTGCTATTCAAGCTTGGCACGGTGGCAACAAACGCAAGGAAATTTGGTGAAAGAGAGACATGTAAAAACATGGTCACCCGCAAGGAGTACGAATCCGCACTCGCCGCATCGCAAAAGCCAGCATGGAACGGAGAAGGCCTACCGCCAGTGGGGTGTGAGTGTGAGATATCATTTTCTGGCAAATCACTAGGGCAGTGTGAAGTTCTTTTTGTTGGTGATTCCCTTATTGTCTGGAAACAGAAGTCATCACAGCAAGAAGGCAGCGGCTACCACAGGCATATGAACATTCGACCACTCCGCACAAAAGCGGAAAGGAAACGCGATACAGCAGTAGAAGCAATGCAGAGAGAAGCTGACGATGGTAATAACTGGATTTATAGTGAATACGAAATTATCTACGACGCAATCGCAGCAGGTAAAATCCCCGGCGTGAAACTGGATGATTAAAACAATATTCAGCGTCGTAGAGATATTGTGCTATGCGATAATAATATTTGTTCTGTGCATGCTGATAAGATAAACCAAAGCCCTCACTTAGAGGGCTTTTTGTTTGCCGATTGCCATGCTTCACGCTGTTTATCAAGCCTTTCCTGTGACGGCTCAAGAATGACCGGCTTACCATCCATTAATAACGCCGGAGTTTGCGCGCAGTGACAATTATATCTGTTGCCATTCTCGCTGTAGAACGTGTCAATCTCTTCTGGTGTGTAAAACCTACCATGCCGTGCCGCGTGTGTCTGGCGGGTTGTGCGCATCAATGCCGATTGCCACAGCATTATCGTCTCAATGCCTAGCTCTTCGCGCGCCTCAATGACTTCTCTCCTGTTTGCCTGTCGTAGTGTTCCGGTGATTTCCGTTTGCGCCAGCTGTTTCGCGTAGCTGTGAGACACATCGACACGCTTAACAATGTCAGACTCAACGTCGCGAGGATTAGCGCCACGGGCAATGCCTTCCATGATGACGGATGCCAGTTGCTGGCGGGAGTAATCACTCAATCCGCGCCAGTCTGAATAGCCTTGCGTGTACGCCAGCCGTAGGCGATTCAGGTAAGGCTCACTGTAAAGTATCGCGGCAATCGGTCTTTGCTCGGCATAAACAGGAGACAGACTTGACAGTTCTGAGTTCGCCTTCTGTGTGCCAGCCTGATATGCATCACCAATGAACACGTTAGCCCACATCCTGCCGTGACCGAAGTCGCTACCTTCCAGAAGAATCTCGTCAATCAGCGCCTGTAATTCATCCATGAACGTAGCGGCCCGTGCACTGCTGAAATCGTAGAAATACATACCACTTGATTCTGCGTTAGTTTGACTATTCGGAATGGTGCGGAACAACTCAAGCGCACGCATCCTGAATTGCTTGTATTTGCGCGTTATCACCTTATCCATCTTCGACAGGCGAGTCGCAGCGCCTAACGGGTCGGTCAGGCTCTGCGATATGCGCGGTTGTGGTAGCCTTGCGTTAAACCGGAGTATCTTCATTTTCATCTTCCGGAGGTGTGTCTTCTCGGTATCTTTCGTCGAGTTCAATCGGCTCCATACCAACCATGCCGCGAGCCTCATCGACGGTAAGCAACGCAGATTGACCAGCATCAAAGAACGACTTGTTCGCAGTGGCGAGTTTGGACAGCAACTCCGCTTTATCCAGTTCAGATGGAGCCAGCAGGTCATCCCACTTAACCTTGTAGCCATTTGCCGGTGCTTTATCGACAATGCCGAACTGAATCATGCGCTCAACAAACATTGAAATGACATAGTCAACCCACGTCTCGCGGCGTTGCTTGGCGGTCATTGCCTCCTGCATCTTGTCTTCATCGCTTGCAAGCCGTCCGGTTTGCTGCCCAAAAATAACGGTGAACGGAAGCGCCATTGATGCAGCGAACTGGTTTGCAGCCACTTCCCATGTTGGTTTCGGGTCTGCAGGGGTTACGGCGAGAACTTTTGCATCCGCCCCCATTGTGAACATAGCGGCATCAATCCCGGAGTTCAGCGCCTCAATGTTCTCATTCATGATGTCGGTGAGCTCTTCAATATCGACACCCATCGACTGCGCAAGGCTTGCTGGCGTTACGTTATCCTTCGTGTAGTTAACAGCCAGTTGGCGACTGGCATTCTTCAGGAACCCTTCTGCTGAGCTACCGGAAACCTTTGCCATGTCGATAAGGCTGTTGTAGCCAGCACGCAACATCGGGATGCCACTGAACATACTTCCGTCAAAACTGCCCTCAGCCAGAATGACGATGCGGTCAGGATGAATCTGCACGGAACGTTCAGGCTTGCCGTTGCTATCGAAATCTTCCACGGCGCTTTCCTGGTATTCGTACATCTCAGGCATTCCGTAGTCTTCGCTCGTTTCGTCGTTATTCCATGCGCTAACGCGTAGCTGCTCTTCCCATACTGGAATAAAGCGAACAATGGATTTATCTTTAATGCGGCGTGTTTTGGTGATGTCTACCGGTTCGCTCCACTGTTTGCCATCACGGATTTGCAGGATAACAGCGGAATAGCGGTTGATGGCGTTGCGCTTGTCAGCCTCTTTGATGAATGGGTATGCGCGCTTCATCATGTCGTTGATGGATAGCTCCCACGACGTTGAGTTCTTGTCATCCTCTCCATCTTCGACCACTTCTGGGTATTTCTGCCAGCATTTATTAATAATGCGGTTAATACCAGCGGCGGCAGCGGGATGTCGCTCATAGGCATAGCGGAACATCTCGGCAGTGATTTCCTGCGGGTAGCCGCATTCCGTCCAGAGTCTGTCGTGCTTCTGGTCCAGATTCTTCCCGCCAGC